GTTTGTATCTACACTTGATAGTTTCAGCATATCTGTGGCTACATTAATACCAGTTGCAGTTTTTAAAATATGTAAAGGTGCTGAAGGACTATCAGTTCCAATTCCAACATTTCCAGCATGAGTAATTCTTACTTTTTCTGACAAGTTATTTGTCATGAATATCATTGCATCACTAGAAGTATATTCAAAACCTCCACGACTATTATCTGTTGCATCTCCAAATAAAAGTTTACTTGATTGTCCATCATCAGATTGAATGTATAAATGTGGTATGGTATCTCTTAAATGTAAAGCTCCAGCAGGACTATCAGTTCCGATTCCTACGTTGCCTTTAAAGTAATGTAAGGCAGAAGTATTGCTTCCGTATGTAGTTAAAGAACCGCTATATGCTTTAAACTCGTCTGCAAAAACGGAAGCACTTCTTGCGTATATATCTCCATTAACATCTAAAGGTACTGCGGGACTAGTCACACCAATTCCAACGTTTCCAGAGCTATCAATTCTGAGTCTTTCTGTGTTACCGCTAACGTCTCGTGTGGCAAATGATAAGTATCCTGTAACATCACCGCTAGTGCCTGTCTCTTTTCGCCCTGCTATTGAGCCAAAGAAGGTGTCTGAATCTTGTCCTGTAACATACGTTCCACCAAGAGTAAGCTGACCACCTTTATCTACTGCATACGCAGTATCACTAGCAATATATAAGTTGCCTCGACTGCTTGTAGCTTGATTACTATTTGCAATATGTAGAGCCGATGAAGGACTATCAGTGCCAATTCCAACGTTGCCTGATTTCAACCTCATTATTTCAGCACCACTACCATTTAAAACTAAATCACCAGTTGGCTGTACAAATAAAGAACCTGCACTTTGAATGTAGTTTAAAGATGCTCCTGTAAAAGATAATCTATCAGCAGTTGCAGGAATAGAAGTTGTTTCTGTTCCATCGCTAACAGTCAACCCATCAAAGGTTGGAGTTCCTGCAACGTCTAAACCTGTAAGCGTACCAACGCTAGTTATGTTTGGTTGTGCTGCTGTTTGTATTGTTCCTGTTAAGTCACCAGTAACATCTCCTGTTACATTACCTGTTAGTGTACCTGTTATAGATGTACTTGCTGATAAGGTAGTAAAAGATCCTGCTGCTGCTGTAGTGCCACCGATAACAGAGCTGTCTATAACTGCTCCGTCTAGGTTCATAGCTACCGAAGTACCAGTAGAGCTAAATAATCCGTCAACAGTATCAAGGTCAGCGTTTAGCTTTGTTCCCCAAGTATCTGTAGATGCTCCTACTTCTGGTTTGGTTAAGTTTAAATTGGTTGTAAATGTATCTGCCATAAAATTTTATCCTTTAAGCTGCGTCTTGTTCGCCTAATTCATTCCAAGTAGTAGATGGATTAGATTGATCTTCCCATGTTGTACTTGTTTGTAAATCTGTCCATGATGTATCTGGGTTCGCTTGGTTTATCCAGGTATCTGCTACTATATCTTGTTCTGTCCATGTTTCATCAGGAACAATTATATCTTCCCATTTTAGACTACCGATAGCATTAAATCCACTTAATTGTTCAATTGTAGATGATGCTCTATCTATCTGATGTCCTACTGCATCAAGGCCACTTACAGCTTGTAATGTAGCTACAGCATTTATAGTAAACCTACCAGTAGCAGTCATGCCTGATACTGCTGGTCCAAAGACTACACCACGATCTATTTGTGTGCCTGTAGCTATTACATTGGATGTTGCTGCTATTGTTGCAGACCCTAAATCTATTTGTGTACCTACTGCGGATGCTCCAGATGTAGCAGATATAGTAGCTACACCATCAAGGATAATACCACCTGTTGCGTTAAAGTCTGAAGTTGAAGCTATTACAGAAGCGCCTGTAATTACGAATCTACCTGTTGCGGTAGTGTTAGAGGTTGCGGCTATCGTTGATGCGCCTACAATAACAAATCTACCATCCGCTGTTGCAGATGAGGTTTGTGCTATTGTAGCAGCACCAAAATGATAAACGGGAGTACCATAATCGGCATTCCCGTAACCATATAATCCGTAGCCTATTGAGGCCATGTTGTTAAGCTAATGTTATATCTAAGTCGCCAGCATCAAATCTAAATACATCTCCTGAACTGACAGTCTTAGATGTTGTTAAATCTGCATAAGCCATTAGATTGCCGCTTGATGAAGCGTCTAAAATACCAACCGCAACTACAGTTCCATAGTCAGCTGTAGCTGTTGGATATTCTATTGCAGCTGAATTAGTAGCTGTTGTTGGGTTTGTACCAGAAACAGTAAATGCTCCTGATTGTCTTGCATATGCACCGCCTGATACTTCAGTACCACCACCTGTGTCTGTTGGTGCTACAGTATATAAAGCAACATACAATGTTCCTGGTGCAGTATAAGCATTGCCACCAAATACATGGTCTAATACTTTATCTTCTAAATAATCACTAAATCCAGCCATATTGTCTCCTAATTATTATTCCAATAATAAATGTTTTTACCAGACTTGCCATAAGTTCTTCTTCTTTGCATTAGAGATCCTTTACCAAACTCTGCTTTCTCTTGTTCCATTCTCATCTCTTCTAATGCTTTTTCAAATTGTGCTGTAAATAACGGCACTCTTTCATCTTCCATTAGATAGATAGAAGCGTGTTTTAAAGCACCATACAAGTAAGCATCTGGATATCCTGTGGATATAAAGTTCGTTGTATTAGAACTGCTTAGTGCATCTATAGTGCCATAGTATGTTAATTGTAGCGTATAACTTGCATCAGGGGTAGGTGCTAACTCTAATGAGTTATCTACAATCGCATAGTAAATAGGTTGACCAGTAACATTATTATTAGCTTTTCTGTATACGTCTAGTGACTCTAAAGATTGTTGGAATAATGGTCTAAAATCGTTTGATGTTATCTCTACATTGATTGCTTCTAACCAATCAGTTGGTAAACTCATATATTGTGCATCTGCTGTAGCAGTAGCACGCTTTACCATGTCTTTGTTTCTTAATCTTCTATTAAACTCTGCTTCAGTTGCATCAATAAAGAAGTCAAGTTGATCTGTTAAATCAGATCTGTTTAAGAAGTTTCCAATATTAGTTTTTAATTCATCGTATGTCATACTTTACCTTTCCATGTTCTAAATGGTTTGTTATCTGAATGGTTGAGCCATTTCTTCCATTGTCCAGAATCCTGCGCCCATCCTTCTCGGACTGCTCTTTGATATACCACCATTGGTATTTCTGCTACATGACGTAAATCTTTACCAGGTGTATATTCAGATAGATTTTTTACATAGTCTAAAGTTGGCTGTATGTTCTGTTTTGTGTGATACACAACCTTATCATCTTCTGTTGCGAATACAGACTTATAACCTTTTCTATGATCTATTAATGTTGTCTTTGCCATAGACAGATTTTAGCACAAAAAAAAGGGATGCCGAAACATCCCTTTAAGCTAATTGACTAAACTTATGAAGTTGATAAGTCAGCAACGATTCCGTGAGCGGCTTCGTTAGATACTTCCAATCCAAATTCCGTGACAATCATCTTAGTCTCTGCATCGCCTATTGTAGCAATATCGACAGTTTTAAAGTCTCTTAAGTAAGATACTTTTGCAAACTCTGGATCTACTAATAGTAATGATGTTTCTCTTGATCTGTTTGATGGAACGATTTTTAGTTCACCAAAGTCAGAAGAGTATACAGATACTGAAGCTTCTACAGTATTTGCATCTATCATTTGTCTAGCTTGAGTTCTACCAGTGAAAGTAGAGATAACTTGTTTGTTATGTGGTCCACAAATAGCCATTGTAGGCTCAGCACCATTACCAAACATAGTTTGTAAAACACCTTTTAAAAGGGCTTCTGTTAAGTCTCTATCTGTTCCATCAACTGGAGCAGCTCCGCCACCAGCACCTGAACCACCAGAACCTCTGGATACGTTAGATGTTAGCCATGATTCAAAACCACCAGTTACCCTAGCTGTTGTAGCGTCACCAGTTGTTTTAGCGCCGTTTTGACATAAAGCTTCTTCCATGTCTCTTTTCAATGCTTTAGCCATAATAGCTAATTGATGAGCCATTTCTGATCTTTTACCAGCTGGGTCTGAAGCGTCTTGTGAGCCAGTTACAGTTGCATCTCTTTTTGAGATCATTGCAACATTACTTACTCTAGTTGTCGCTGTAGAAGTAGATCTTGATAGTTCAAAACCTTCTAGCTGTCCAGCAGCACTTGGAGTAGGTAAGACTTCTGTTTGCCAATCAAACACTACGTTTTTAATATTTCTTTTTCCGATTGATGACATAAACGGAGTTTGCATTGGAGAGATGTTGTAAATAATATTACTTAAATCTTCTCTGTCAGCTGTTGCCGAATATGTGTCAAATGCGTTAGTTACCTTTGCCATTTTTATATTCCTTTATAAAATTAAATTAATTGTTCAAAAACCTTGGCTGCATCTTGGACTTTGCCAGATTTAGCCAACCTTTGTTGCGCTTTTTTTACAGGTGCTGCCGATTTAGGTCGGTTAGTCGTTCCAGGTCTAGCCACTCTTGCTGGTGCTTTTTGTGT